TCTATCATTTATTTTAATGATAGCAAAAAAAATTAATTAAATTAAAATAAATAGTTACCATTTGCCTAGAGGACACTTTGCTTCTTTTAATTTAACCTTTAGAGTCATAACACAACCACACTCTTTACATTGTTTTGTTAGTTTTATTAAACTATCACATTCTTCACAAGTTTTTAGTCTATTATTAGCTAAATCATCAGTTGCGCGTTCAGCGTTAGGATTTAATAAGTCCCAAGGACGTGTTGTACCTAATTTTTTTTTGTATTCTTCCCAAGCAGACATTTATTCTCCTGGTGAGAATTGTGGATCTGTTAAGCTCCCATTCCATACTGAACCAGGTAATGGTAATTTATTCCAAGGTGTTTCAACTATTATTGGATTTGAGCGCCAAGCTGCTATCGCCATTTGGTTGTTCTCTGGAACCATAAAGTGCGTTATGGCCCTACCGTCGAGAATTGCAATAAAACATGGCCAATTGTAGTAGGGTAAGTTTTCTAAATTTTGTTCATCGTTACTCATACAGTCTCCTTAAAATTTAAAATTATTATAAATAACATAACATTATAACACTTATGGACAAGCTGGTCCAGAGCAATAGGTGCTGCAAATATTACCACAATTGTCATATGCTGCATATAAGAAACATGCTCCCCCCGGAGGAGTACATTGACCTATTGGGCTATAGCTTGGACCACACGTTGATGGAACACATGGCGGAACAAAGAACCCTGGAGGAGCAAAGAATCCCGGTGGACCAAAAAATCCTGGAGGGGCAAAGAACCCTGGAGGAGAAAAGAACCCTGGAGGAGAAAAAAAGCTTGGTGGAGAGAAAGCTCCTACCGTATAGTTAATTGCAGTTCCCAAAGGTACTACGGCCGTATCTGTTAAAGCTGGAGTTACAACATCATTTAATAAATTATTTTGTGTTGGAGTTGTAGTTACTGATCCTACAGTAAAGCCAGCAGTGGTTATTGTTGTATTTGCGTTAGATTTAGTTGTTCCGTTCCGAAACAGTGGGCTTAGCTGCTTGCCTTACGCCTTTTGAATTTCCTAATGGAATTGTCATAACTAAACCTTAAGATCGCCTAAAGCCACCCATGTGTCTGTATCAAGTTTAACTAGTGTAGCAGATGACCATTGTGCTCGCAATTTTAGTCCAGGAGTTCCATTGATAACTACTCCAACGGCATTTGTTATCGTTAATTCACCAGAACCTTTTCTTAATATGTCTATCCTATCTCCAATTTGAAACGATACGCTTGAATTTGCAGGAACAGTTAAGGTCATGGCAGAGCTGTTGTCCATAGTAATAAGTTTTGCCAAGTCAGTTAATTGCAAAGTGTAGCCAGTTACTGTTTGGGCATTGAGTTGCGACCTAAAACCAGCTCTAGGAACACCTTCCTGTAGTGTTGTTTCTGTAACTGAATTTGCTGCAACTGTTGCAGCTTGTCCTGTATAATTTGTTGCGGAAAGAACTTCTGTTCCATTTATTTTTAAGACTTTACCTGAAACTAAATTTAAATCTTCAGAAGAAGACCACGCCAAACTTGAGCTAGACCAAGTAAAAGACTTATTAGCTGCACCATCTGGAACTATGATTCCAGCTCCATTTGCTGTTGTATTACTTGGTGATGGAGATGATCCAAGTTCAATAGTTTTATCTTCAACTGTTATTGTTTCTGTGTTCAAAGTTGTAGTATTACCATTGACTGTTAAGTTTCCAGTAATAATCAAATCATCGTCAACTGTTACTGTTCCGCCGGTTGAATCAATTGTTAAGTTGCCAGAAGTTGTATCAATTTCTCCAGCAGATGTAACACCAATCGTAATGACATCAGCGGTCAAGCCAGCAAAAGTTACATTGTCTGTTGTCCCAACAGCCTGACCGATTGACAATGTATGTGTTGTGCCTTCTCCAGAAGTTGCGGCCGTTGAAGCAACACCCGTGCCGCCAGTTATTGTTGCCACGTAGTCACCAGTTGTTTTAGCTCCAAGAGCAAATGAATTGTCCGGAACAGTCACAGTTCCTGTAAAAGTTGGTGAATCAAGTGGAGCCTTTAAGTCAAGTGCACCTTGTGTTGCCGTTGAAATTGGTTTATTAGCGTCGCTTGTATTGTCGACATTTGCAAGCCCTACCATTGATTTAGTAACACCGCTAACCGTTCCCGTAAATGTTGGAGAATCAAGTGGTGCAATAACGGTTGTATCAACAGCTACTGTTGGTGTAGCATTTTCGCCTGAATTATTACTTAATAATATGCCAGTACCTTGAACTAGTGAAGAAATATAGTTTCCAGTTGTATCTGTACCTAAATTAATTGGGTCATTTATCCATGCTGAACCGTTGTATTTTAAGAAGTCTCCTGATGCAGCAGAGGTAATAATTACATCACCAGCATCGTTTAAAGATTGCATTGCTGGTCCAGGAACTGGTTCATAACCTTCGCCGGTAACAGCAGCAAATACCGAGGCTCTAATTGCATTAGTTGTTATTGGAGTAGAAAAATCCAATGTAACTGTGTTTGCGGTTGTTGCTTCCCATCTTACAGATATAACTTCATACGGAGAATCATTGTTTCTTGCTACAACAGTAATGTCTCTTGTATTAAAGTTGTGAGTTAATACATATGTATTGTTTACATTATCGCCAATATTTGAACTATAAGTTAATCCACTGCTAGAGCCTCCTGGAGAAGTAGCATTAACCCATGTATTGCTGACGCTGCTAAATTTTAATACTTGATTATTTGCTGGACTTGTTATAACAACATCAGTTAGATCATCAAGAGCGGCAACCGTGCTCGCTGTTCCAGGTGCAAATTTTGTTCCATCAAACCTTAATACTTTATCTGTAATTGCTCCAGTTGGATCAATTTCAATACCATCTACGTATAAAACCGACATACTTACATTGCCTGTGAAAGTGGGCGAAGCAAGGTTTGCTTTTAGATCTAAAACAGTTTGTTGAGCATTGGATACTGGTTTATCTAGGTCTGAAGTATTATCTACGTTGGCTAATCCAACCATTGATTTTGTAATGCCACTGACTGTTCCGGTAAAAGTTGGTGAAGCTAATGGAGCCTTGGCATCGATTTGCGTTTGAATCGATGATGTTACGCCATTTAGATATCCAATTTCTGTATCAGATACATCTGTAACTCGAGCTTGAATAATTGATGTATTTACTTCAATTGTTGGTGTTGAACTTTCTCCAGAATTATTAGAAACTATAATTCCATTACCAGCAACCAATGATTGAACATAATCACCAGTAGTGTCTGTGCCAAGTACCAATGAGTTTATTGTTATTGTAGTTGGTATATCTACGTTTGCAGAACCGTCAAAAGAAACAGATCCAGTTACGTCTCCAGAAAGAGAAATTGTTCTAGCATTTGTTAGCGATGCTGCTGTGCCGGTTGTATTAGCGTTAATTGTTGCTGGAAGACTTAATGTAACATTTCCCGTATTTGAACTTACTTCTATTTCATTTGTTGTTCCAGTTAAAGAGTTAACAAATGTATCTTTATTGATAATATTTGACCAATCAATTTTTGCAGATAGCTCACCAGTTGTTCCAGAATAAACTTCACTAGTATTTGTAGCATCTGGGATAAAAGTAAATTTCCCAGTTGAATCATCAAAGCCAAAAAATCCTAATTTTGCTGCGGAGCCGTTATGCCACCTAAATTCTATTCCTCTGTCTTTGTTATCGTCAGAGGTTGGATTTGTGTTACCGCCAAGTGTAAATACAGGATCTTTTACATAGATAGTTGTTGATTCAACGGAAGTTTGAGATCCATTAACTATTAGATTTCCATCTATTGTTAAATTAGCTTCTAATCTAATATCGTCTGAAGTTGACGTTGTTGTACTATCGTACTGAGACCAATGTAATGTGGTATTTATTAATGTATTTGAATTATTTTTATAAAACAATATTCCATTATTTGGATCTATTGCTATTTGACCCTGTAGAATATTAGGAGTTGTCATTTAAAACCTTCGCTGTCTTTTAACTTTTAGAAGGTTCCACCATCAAATGTTATCCCGTCAATGGTGCCACCAGTTATATTAACATTGTTGGCGTTTTGAACTGAAATTGTTCCTAAGCCAAGATTTATTCTTGCATTTGGTGCGTCTGTAGCTCCTGTGCCACCATTAGCAATAGCAATGGTTGTGCCATTCCAAACACCTGTAACTATTGTTCCAACTGATGTTAGACTAGAATTAACTACGGTAGACCCAAGTGTTGTGTTGCTTAGTACTGATGTTCCGCCAATTTTAAGTTCTTTTCCAGCCAAAAGATTAAGATGCTCAGAAGATGTCCATGCATCTGTTGCATCAACCCAGTTAAATGTTTTATTTGTTGCACCAAGTATTGTTATACCAGCTCCATCGGCCGTAGTATCTGTTGGTGTAGCAGCGTTTGCTAAAACAATGTTTTTATCTTCAACAACCAAAGTTGATGTATTTAAAGTTGTTGTATTTCCATTTACAATTAAATCACCAGTTACAGTCAATGAATCTGCTATTGTTACATTAGAAGGAAGACTTAGTGTTATTGCTCCATTTGATGCGGAAACTGCTACTTCGTTTGCCGTACCAGACAATGATGTAACTGCATTTGAAGAAAGATCAGTTATTTGAGATGCAGAAATTGCTATTGCTGATTGTGAAGCTGCAGTTAACCTTCCTTGTGCATCAACTGTTAAAGTTACTGCTGTATTTGAATTACCATAAGTTCCAGCTGTTACAGTTGTATTATCAAGGTTAATTGTAATTGTATCAGTTGCACTAGCGACTGAAGAAAGACCTGTGCCTCCAGAAACAGTAAGAGTATCTACGCCAGAAGTTATTGTTTGACTAGAACCAGAATCGCCAGCTACAGTAAAAGAAGTTGCTACGTTTGAAATGTTTGAATTAACATTTGCAATTAAATTATCAACATAAAGTTTTGTTGTTGCATGTGTGTTCGCGCTAGGTGTTGGAACAGCTATTGTCCCGCTAAATGTTTTGTTTCCAGTTATGGTTTGTTCTGTTCCGATTGTAGTATAGGCTCCATAACCTGCAATCGCTATGATGCTAGTTGCGGTGCCGCCAGCTCCACCAGTACCCTTACCATAATAGAGTGTGTCGTCAGCCTCATTGAAAGCTAATTCTGCGTTTTGTAGAGTTAAACCATCAACCCCAGCTGCGCCAGATGAAGACCTTCTTTTAATTCTTAGAGTATTAGCCATTTAAAAATTTCCTCCATCAACAAGATTAGATTCGGCGTAGTTAACCCAAGCTGAACCGTTATAGCGTAAAACCTGACCAGTAGATACTGAATTTATAGTAACATCTGTAAGACCATTTAAAACCGATTGAATTGAAACATTTGATTCTATGGATTCAATTCTATCTTTTACCGTCAAATACGACCCTGCCGGGTTAATTCCCACAACAGTCTGTATTGCTTCAACTGCGTCGTTTAAATCTGAGTGCTGTTGATGATGGGGTACGGTATTAGAATTGAGGGTATCATTAGCTGTTGGATTGATTAAGTTATCTAATGCTGCTGGATATTGAATGGCCATTTCTTCTCCTATATTGATAGTATTTTATTACTATCGTTACTCCAATTTATAGTAACACCTAGTGGACTATTACTACCCTCGAATGGCAGTCCATCTGAAGTGTCTATATAACATATTAATCTTGAATTTGAATCAGAAGATCCAACTTGATACAAAATTATTGCATTAAACGAACTACCTACATATGCAGATGTATAGACATCGTCTGCGTCAAGTGTGCCGTTCGTTGTTGTTTTATTTGTTAAAGCTGTTGATCTTTGTTTAATTGCAGATGAATTAATATCTGATACAAATTCATCAGTATTTTGATTTGCTGTGTAATTTGTTGTATCTACAAAGAGTATTTTTAAATCATTTGTATCAACAGCTATATCTCCATTAAGAAGAGCTTCTTTGGCTTTTTTATAAATAAAATTAGCCATAATTAAATACCTATATCTTTTGATATTTTAA